TTAGCCATTTGCGAGGTAGTAGTCTTCAGTTATCGACTAGCTGAGTAGACTTGTTCAGCGCATTGGCAACAGCATTACCCGCCTCAGTAATGGATTTGCTTACCGAAGTAAGCTGCCCAACTGAGGTCTGTAGACCCTTAGTAAGTTCTTCGGTTGCCTTGCGGGCAACCTCCATATCACCGACAAACTTACTAAGATCAATGTTGATTGCTACACTGAGACCCGCAATATCGGCCATATCAAGTCACCTTTTTCTGAATCTCGCCCCGAATGACTTGAACCATTCTATCTTTAACGTTTGCGTACGCGGTTCTCATGAATGGTCGAGGTTCCATTTTACGCGTACCAAATTCTAGAAACTGTGCATAAGGTGCAGTATTCGTGATCGATACCGTTACCACTGTACCGGTTCGCGACGTGTTAATTTTGAAGCTATTTGCAAGGAGACCGGTTAAATTAGCTGGTGGCTCACCCGGCGCACTAGCCTGCCGCCAGCCTAAAGCTCCGCGATAATATATGACTCCACTTTTGGGCGTTTCAATGATAAGCCGCCGAGCCTCTTCGATGAAGAGATCGGCAGCTCTCTGAGCACCAGATTGAGCACCGGCCCGTACTTGCTGCACTAGCCGATGCCCTCGCCAAGTCATTCTGACTTTACTTGCCATCCCTATCTCCGTACTGGTCGAGGAGTAGGTCTTCGGCTTGGAGTAGAGATGGGTTGAACGCCCTTTCGTACTACAGCCGGTTTGCCTCGTCCGAACATAGCATCAAATGCAGCCGGTGTTAATGGATTTGGTTTACCACCTCCGACTGTGATGCGTTTCGGGTCCGAGTTTTGAGCATTATCTTTTATGACCACTCCTTTTTCTGCATTCAAGCGTTTAATTAAACCATCGTAGGCAATAAGGATGGCGTTTACGTCACTATATAGAGCTTGCTCCTCACTCCAACCTAACCAGCCCAGTGCGATTTCTACTAATTCATCGTACCGTTGGTCGAGTTGTTGTTGGAGCTTGGAGGGTTTCCCATATCCTGGCCCTCTTCCTTCATTTTCTGGTATTCAGCCAGGGCTTCTGCTTGTTCTTCAGGGGTCATGGTACGACCGCCACGCATGAGAGCAACTAAGTATTGAACGCAGAGTTCTCCGAGTTTACCGGTATCGTCGGAAAACCCGGACTCAAAGATAAGCTCTTCTAGCTCTTGGCGTTCACGAGGGTTGAGCATTTGTTTGCCCAACCCTATGAAGATTACTTCACAGATCGCCTCAAAGTCCAGTTTAGCAACTCGGTCAACAGCGAGGTTCAGTCCACCAAACTTGCGAGATATAGTCTTAGCTGCGTACACAGATGGTTTCAGCGTGTATTCTATACCACCAAGTCTAATGTAGACGTTACCACGTCCGAGTTGAGGTTTATCTGACATTGTTGCTATTCCTTCTAATTACAGGTTACTGGATGTAGGCGAACTATATTACGGTGACGGATCAACTGCAACGATATTCGAGTTAATCGCGAGAGTGGCGTTCAATCGAACAACGTTGTTAGCACCGTCTAACTGCTCAGCAGCCGACATTACCTTGGCAATGAAGAACCGCTGAGAAGGTGTACCGCCTGGAGGCGCGTCATTGAAGTCAACACGGAATGCATAGTCAAACGGTGTTGCTTCAGCCGCTCGCAAGGCAATCTGACCAGGGTCAGAGCTATCGATACCACATACCAATTCCATGTTACCGGCGTTGCGGGTACCCTTCAACTTTTGGGTGCGCTGTTCACCGATAGCATCGAATGTGATTTCCGCAGAGGTATCACCGAACTGACCGATGGTCTCAACCCATGCGATCTCCGTCCAAGTCATGCCCTGAAAATCGGACTCTGTAAAGTCTGTGCTTTTCGGGGACATGACCTGCCCGATGAAGACTTTCGAGCCTGCCGTTGCGAAGATGCCGCTCATTTAGCTCTCCTTTCTTGCCAATGTGACTTGCACTGTTACTACTTCCGCTACCGTTTGATCATCTTGCGGTAACGAAATAGGGCCGGTGGCTTGGACCAGCACTGTGATCCAACCCGGAACATTTATGCTATAACGCTTGTGATGAAACAAGCTGTGTATGTATCGAGCAATTTGTTGTACTTTACGGAATCTATCAGCAGGTTCATTCTGCCCAAAGACTATAATGTCTCGAATAATGACAGGGCGAAAGTCATTCAACCCATCCTGATCATCGCTTGCTATGTCTTGAGAGATAACAATAACAATGCGAGGCGAGTCTGCTGGAACAGGACGGTGCGTAAAAACAGGGTAAGATCCAGCATAAGGTTCCAGCAGCGAGGTTATCTCGCTGCTAGCAATGATAGCATTGCGAATAGGCTCGGAAAGATCTACCAGTGCCATGACTTAATCCCTCACGAGCCTGTAGTATACCATTACGCACTAAAGGTAGTCGAGATGAATTTCCTAGCGAGGAAATTGGCAACGTGACGTGCCCACTTAGGAGCAATGTCGAGGTTCTCGCCAAACTTACCTACTAGGAACCGCAGCTTGTGATAGACCCACTTCGGCAACGTCTCGGGGTCAACATAGTAGCCTGCTTCGTACACGATGATCTTAAACATCATCCTTTCTCCTTAAGTTGGAGCTTCGATCTCGAAACATTGTAGAGTGATCGAGGCATTTGCCGGATCAATCTCTAAAATCTTTCGGACTTGATGCCATTTATCACGAATAAAAATTTTGTCATCCTGTTGTGGTGTAGTTTTTGGTTTAATCAAGTCCATGATCAACACGATGCGAACGTCGGTTTGAGGTATGCCATAGAACAGGGCATATCGTGCATCAAAGGTATCTCGAATGCCCTCAACGCTAAACGTTTGCACTTGACCTGTTACGGGATCTCCGTACTCGTTTACCGTGCTCGCTATTTCCCGACGAAGCGTTCCTTTCAGCAGTTTCCCTTTGAACGCCTTCGCTATTTGCTTTGCGAGTTCCTGCTGCAACAGCGAGGCCATCCATATACTCCTTCCACTTTTGCTGAGCTAGTTCAAGTAACTTTTCCCTAGGTGTTTTAGGCCGTGCGATGTAGCCGTTGTTGCGTAACCAAACGCGTAGACCTTCATCACTAAGAGTATCGAAGTCGGGCTTGATCGGCTCATAGGTCGTTTGCTCAGGAGCTACAACCTCTTCCGCGTAATTAAGTAGCCTTTGCTCGTACATCTGGCGAAGCCGCCGATGATTAACCTTTTGTTTGGGAAATACTTCTCCAATCTTGATCAACTTGCCGTGCAGAATGATATTGCGAGCGGCAACGAATGTTTTCATCGGATCGAATGGCTCGCGAGCGAACTTACCCGTTCTGCGATCAATTCGAGTACCCTTCATCGGGCTTCCTAGAGGTATATCTGTCATTGTTGTGCTCGTTTTATGTTGCTATTACTTCGATTGTTCCTAAGTACCTATACCGTTTTTCTGAATTACTTTCAAGCCAAGTTGCTCTAGCACATAATCGAAATGTGCCCGCATCGTGAGACCGTTCGCGTCCACTGACACTGTGATCTGTGACAGGATATTTGCGATCTGCTCAGCCGTGACGCCCTTGATCTCAGGCACCACCTGCCCCGTCATGATCGCGACGAACTCAGGCGTTGCCCATGCGTGAGCGCCCCAGTGGGTTGCGGGCTCGGAACCGTCTGCGGACAGCGGAACGGACAGTCCCCCATCAATCGGCGGATCGAGCATCATGCCGAGAGCGAGAACATCAGACTTGAGCGCATCNGGGCANATGACGACGAGGGAGTGCGGGTATGGGGTCATGGCTCATGNCTCCAGCGACTATCCAGCCACTTCAATAACTTCTCCCGGTCACTGGGTGACAGATTGCTCTCCAGAACGCATCCGGCGTAAAACCTCTCCACCACNCCAAATNCAGAAAACACTGAAAGAGCCGCATTAGATATCACAGTGCCCATCGTGTCCGTTTCCGTGGACACATTAATTCCGCTGGTCGTTACTAGTGTAATTCGGTCGCTCAGCTCACTCAGAGCTGTGAAAGGTTGCCCATACTCAAACGCGTTTGAGGCGGACGCGTCGACGTTAGGGACTCCCTGCGNGATATGTCGGTATCTCGCAACTAATATTCGTGCCACATCTTGACGCCGAGCCAGCAGGGCATGCCAATTATTGATGGGGCCAACACTAAAAAACGCAACTAATGAGGCGCTCTCAGTCGCGTTCATGTGGGCAAACGCAGCCGCTATCGTTGAGCCGTAGGCGACTTGGAAAGTAGGCCCAGTTTGCAGA